ATCATTGACAATTGTTGTAGGATCATCACGCTTGTCCATACACCAATGGCTTACAATGTCTGAAGCAAAGCTTGCCGTTGTGATGTCAATCGGTAGACCACCGTTGTATAACTCTGTCACCTCCGCAGCACTCAACTCTTTTGCAATTACTGAGAAGTGATTTGCGTTTCCGTCAATGTAATCAGCTCCCATAAATTTTAAAGTTCCGGTTCCGTTTGTCATTCCGGTATAAGTTCCGGCACTTGCATCTCCGGTAACAACTTCCGAATCATTAATATAAATTTTCATTCCGGTGTAGGTTTTTGAGCCGTCGTAAGTGCATACAATATTTAGCCAAGTTGACAAATCTCCGGCAAGGTCAATATAACGAGCGGCAAGTCTATTTGAAGAATTTGTAAGTAATTCGAAGAATATTCTTCCGTTTGAGGTCATTCGAAGACGGTATTCATTACTTTTGTTGAAAATTATTCCGTTGGTGCTTGAAGGAAAAGCGTCTAAATAAACCCAAGCAGAGAAACTAAAAGGTTGGTCCGTTACGCCATCACCAAAACTTAAGTCGTCAGCGTCCGCAACTTCAACAAATTGGTTTATTCCGTCAAATATAAAACTTGCCTGTAGTGAACCATCACTACATACACAGCAAGCATCAAACTCATCAACACCATAACATAACTCAGCCTCAGTACTATTGGTATAGTCGTATATCAAGTACAGATAATCACCCGAAGGAGGCATAGCAAAGCTAGCACTGTACTGCGTTGTTCCAATAATGTTCGGTCCGCTTATAGGCGTAGCCTCAGTAGACAAACCTAATAGCGTGTTTATATCAGCCTGAGTATTATTGTATAATACATTACTTCTATGGTATCTGAAGTTGTCTGTCAATATATCAAACCTAAATGTGTCAAACATACGCTGATTACATATCATTGTAACATTGGCTGCATCACTAGGTATATAACCACCACCTTGAGCACCTGTTATAATATTGTAGTATGAAACAAGAGGGTATGCTCCTGATCCAAAGCTAACTAAATTACTGTGCAGTGGCGATGTAAACGTTCCATCATTCCATCTATACTCGTTATGTATCGTATCACCCGAATCAGCATTGCTTGTTAAAGTAACAAGAACGATGTTCATAATTGTCTTTTCAGGACACTTAACAGTCAGGTTTATAGTAAAGCTTCCCTTTGCAGTTAACGAAACAACACCCGTCTCGTTTGATACTGAACTCTTATTAAACGTTAATGTGCCTGACGTAGATACATCACCTGTGGTGTAATCAGAGCCATTATAGTTTGCATTTACCGTAAAAGCACCATCACCACCAACAACCTCATAATCAATATCAACGTCACCAACATATTCACCAAAGTCATAACACGCACTATACGGCAATGTCGTAGAGATAGATATTGTCCTTGTGCTACCACACTCAATACAGTCAGTATCTACAGGCAATGCTATTGTGTTAGATGACAATACATACTCATTCATATACGGATCGAATCCACCAAGCTTCTGCGTTTGGAATGAAACGTTGAATAGGTCTCTAAACCAACTACGCATCCCCTGCATTGATATGACAGTCAATTGGTCAGCACCCGTAAGACCACCCTTCAATTGAATCACAGCACCACGCTTTGCATCCGTGAAATACTTATCAGCACCAAACTGAGCAAAACTCTCGGGGTTGTGTGATATACCATACTCCTCAACACGAGCAATCTGCTGACCAACAATTTCAGGAACTGATGTTATAGCACCACCACCTGCTGCGTCAGACAGTACATTCTTGTTCACCTGAACGTAAGATATTTTATCCTCCTGTAGTGTAAGTATGTCTGTCTCTCTAGGGAATAGTTTCATGATAGGACCATACGACATCTCAAGAGGCTTGAAGTTTAACAGCCCTAGGTTGAACTCATTAAGTCTATTTATGTTTGACTCAGGGTTATACACGCCACTGTATGTCAAGTCAGCGAACCTCCTCTCTTCTCCATATACCTCAGAGTCTGTAGTCGTAGCACGGTTGCCTAAGACAAGCTCCTTGCCTGCTATTGAGTCCTCAATCTTGTAACTCTCTACACCATTACCAAAAGAAAAACAGTTAAAGAAGTCTGTATTAACAATACCCGGAGTGTTTGTCCCAAAGTCTTGGTCTTGTGTATTACCCAAGTGCTCACCATCTGCTGTTATACCGAACGACTCTGATGACTCATACCATAAGTCAGGCTCTGCATCCTGAGGGTCTGACTCAAATACAATTAGGTTGTCAGAACGAAGTACTTCAATCCTAACCTTTAATCTACTAGTAAGTTTCTTAGCCTGTCCTCCTCCTACAAAACTTCTAAATGAAAAGTATGTCCTGCCACTATCTGTCCTAATTAAACTTAATACATCGTCAGGATAAGCTGAAAGTCCTATTGGAAATGGATACCCTGTCAAGTCATAGTTTGGACCTGTAGAAGACGTACCATCACTATCTGACTGTGCAGATAATGCCGTAGCTATATTGTTACTGTCAAACCAATCTTCAAAACTAGTATAATCTTGAGGTGATGTAAATGTAGCGTCTACTTTCCAAAAACGTGGACCTACAGGGCTAAAAATTCCACCACCTATTCTCTTGCATTGGACTTTTATCCTAATCTTACTTCCTGCAGGTATGTCATACGGTATATATGTACTTGGATTAGATGGATCTTGAATGTCTATAGGATAGTCAACCTGTACGTACTGACCTAAAGAATTAGTTTCTTTTCTTATTTGACCATATGTTATATATGAATTTGGAGCAAGTGCAGTGCTGAAGTTATTTGCACGAATCTTCATGTATACACCCGCAGGCACATAGTCAATTGGATTGCCTTCGCTATCAATAGGCTCAGGGTTTAAGAAGTCTCTTGGTTTAGCCTCCTTCTCTAGCACCGTAACCCATGTACACTCGTCCTTAGGACCTTGTGTATCCCTCTTTACAATAAGCTCATCACCCTCCTCAATCTTCTGAGAGTTCTGCCCCTCTAATAAGAAGTAGTCAGCCCCTGACGTTGGGTCTCTGAAGAAGAAGTTTGTGTATATTATGTCATAGTCCTTCTTGTCAGGCTTGATACAGAACTTGTATCTTGTCGCCCAATATGGAGCTTTCTGTGTTATTGGTATAGTTACATCAATCGTGTTCTTAAACTCAGACGCACTACAAGGAACGTGTACATTATTCTGTGGACTAACCAATGCAGTTGTGCTTCTGCCATACTCATCCATGTATATGATACCAACCTCATACCCCCTGTTGCTATGCAAACTAGATGGTGCACCTACTTTTTGGTACTCTGCAGATGCATCAAGTATCCTGTAGTACTCATAACTTTCGTGAGTAATTGCATTTTCGTCATCAACGAATAACATTGCAGGAAGTTGAAATCCAATTGTAGTAATGGTTGGATTTGCAAGTACTCTTATTGGTGTGTCTACCTGAAGAACACCACTCTTATACTTATACAAAGTAGGAGTTCCCGATAGTTGGTTAGGTATAGTACAGTTGAATATGTCTGTGAATGTAGCACCATTACAAGCATCATCTACAGGCTCAATATTTCCTACAGTACCAACCTTACTTAAAAAGTCAGGGTCACTTGCTAGTGCATATACACTACTAAAGTCTTGCTGAAGCCTATAAGTGAATGATATGATTTGTTCTGTAGTTGTCTCAGTTGGGTATGGAGTATCACCCGACCATTGTGCATGTTCAAACCTTATGGTTATAGCAATCAGTGCATCTGCCACTAGATTCACTCCTGCGAAGTCAACGTATATTACTGAGTCAGTAACAGGAGTGGGTATATTATTGTCAATGAAATAAGTTTGACCGCCAAGCACATATGTCAGCTGTTCTGAACCTATATCCTCACTAGACAGTGTGGTTATATACTCAAGCTTTACAAACTCGTCATTCAAGTCTACTAACTCATAGTCCTCTAAGTAGTTCCCATAGAACAATCGATTGCCCATAAGCGTCTGAGCCTGTGCAAGCCTAGGAACGTTGTCATACAGCCTGAGTATCTCAGAATCAGGAAGTATTGTAAATATCTTACTGTTTGTAAACACATAGGTCTCATCCGAATTATCAATAAGACCTAGCTTAGACTTGTCAATCTCCTCAATAATCTTTATCACAGACGAGTTCATATCCTTAAACAATAACTCAACAGACTTAACCAAAGGTCCTCCTGTGTTGTAAATAATCCCACACTTATTGGTTGTGTTCAACATACCATCATTCAGTGCTGTAGCAATGTTATAGTTAAATGTCCCCGGCAAAAATGTCGGCACTGTAAACTGAGACGTAGCCGAGTACTCGCCATCTGCATACTTATATCTGTAAGCAAAACATATAAACCTGTCCTCTAAAAAGTTTTCCTCAGAACTTGCAGTCAATGGAATTATTGTAGGCGAGTTTATAGGTGGCTTCTTTATAACAAGTATAGCCTCGTTTGTGAAACCATCTATCCCCGCAGATGGGGGGTCATATGTAGACTTTACGTTTATCTTCCTTGGCTGATTGTAGTTGTCTGTGAATAACAACAAGTCCTCAATCTTATTTACTCCCGTAATTAAATACTTATCGTTGAAGTTCAACGTAGTATTTATACCTCCCCCATCATTGACAGACACAACGTGGTATACTATCACGCCCGTCTGTACATTTAATGAGACAATCAAGTCAAGCTTGTTAGTAGGTGACGCTGTAAAACTAGGGTCATGAACGAACCAATATATTGTCTCATTCGATCCGTCATCAAAAGCACCAATACAACGAGCATCATCACTCAGCTCATTGCCGTCATAAGCTAATGTTGACAGCCTACTGTTACCCTTTGAGTTCTCGATAACCCCAACCTCAGAACCTTCGGTAGACCCCATCCTAATATTAAGTGCGTCAATGTACTCACCGTTTGGTACGATACGTTCATCGAGCGTCTTATTCATACGACCCAAAGTAAAATTTCTTGTCAAGTTTGCCATACTACTTAATCCACTTATCTTGTCCCCTTAGTGTCTGTAATAACCTTCCGGGATGTATATTGCTAATTCTTATCTTTGCGTTTCTTAATAATGCACCCTTCCTTCTCCTAACCCTATCCACAACATACTCCTGTACGTTTAGCTTTGAGCTTAGTATTGCATACTCAATGGCTGCGTATATGTAGTCCTCAAAGAGTTTATTAACTGAAACCCTAGAGTCATCTCCATTCTCCATTCCGTCAGACACATACTCAAGTATAACTAAGTTGTCCTTTATGCTTGAGCTGAAGTTTATAACGCCTGACTTCTTGTCAATAGTAAATGTTGGGTTGGCGTTTGCTGTCTCAGTATTAAGACCAAACCTAGCACCAATCTGAAAGTCAAAATACCAACAGCCATCAACATTGTAACCCGGTAGTCCATTGAACTGTGGGTTGTTTTGGTCTAGGTATACACTCTTCTTAGTGCCTGTAATCCTGTCATAGTCTATGTTTGAAAACTCAGGTCTGAGTATGTTGCCGTCAATATCAAATAGTATATTGCCTGAATTGTCCTGCAGGTAAGCGTTAGCCGTCTGCGTTTGGAAGTTCTCTGTAAGTGGGTATAGTACGCCATCCTTATACATAGAGATACGAACCCAATTCACATAGTCAGCAGGTAGCACATACCTAAGGTTCTCACTCACGTTCAACTCCAATACCTTGATCTCCTTGAACGCATCGTAGTTTAATTCTTGTATCGCACGCTTAGCATGGAACAATACCTTGAACCTCTCCTCGTTGTTGACAAGGTTGTGGTTTCCTGCATACATCAACATAAAGTTGTTGACTATATTGTACAGTGAGACATACTGATACGAACCCCAATTAGCATCCTGAGGGCTGTTACCATTATTGTCATAATATTGATATTCTGATATATATGCCATTATAATTCTTCTTGGTTATTTTTTTGTTCTTCTGTCTGTCCAAAGTTGTATACGTCAGCCTCTCTTATTGAAACGCCTGCATACTGAAGTATCTTAACAACCAAGTCAGCCTCAGCATCCAACGGTAACTCAAAGTCTTGGTAGTCAGCATTAGACGCATCAAACGAAGGCTCTCCATTAATCAAAGATACATACGTCCAATTAGGATCTTTCGGGTATCTTATGTACTGAGATACCACCCTCCCTACAAGATTTATTGTGTCAGGGTATACATCAATAGCTGCACCCTCAAGTGTGTACGCAGGGAATAATATACTTGGGCTTATCAACATAGAATTGTTAAGCATAGTAATCTTGCTGTGAGTAACCTTCTCAGCCTCGTTGAACCTAGTACCCTTCTGATATACAGTATACGGTCTAGGGAACGAGTCAAAAAAACTGCCCGTAACTAAAAGGGTTGTGTCAGACACCACGTTTACTACTGTAACATACTGAACGCCTCCATTCTCAACGGCAACAATGTCGCCCGGACTAACTGACGCTGTGAACGTAGCAGTAGAGTCAATCACCTCATTGCCACCAACAACAGAACCTGTTGTAGTACCTGCAACTAAATAGTCTGCATACACCAACACCTTGTTGAGCATGTAGTAGTCGTCACCCGTAGTCGTCTCTGATGGCGTAAAGTATTTATTTAAAACCTGATTAACTAACCCCTTTGTTTCTGAGAATACATCGATATCCTCCTCTATTTTTTTTGTAATGTCAGCATACCCTGTGCCTGATGACCTTGCATTCTCCTTGTTTATCTGATAGTTGTATGAATACAAATAGCTTTCAAACAAGTCTAACTGTGCCTGCTTCGCAAACAAGTTGAAGTCAGATGGAGATAGATACCCGTAATTATTCTTATTAAGAACAGAGAGAACTGTATTTCTAACTGTGTTTATCATCCTAAATCTTTTTACAAAGATAAGGAAAAAAAAATAGGTGTCTATTTTTAGACACCTATCCAATATTAATATATAATAACCCTTAACCCTCCAAGATACTCTCAAGCATTTTGAGTGAATCAATGCCATCATCGCTTGTCAAGAATGAACCAACAATGTAGTACGGGTCTTCACCGTAAGGCACTGTAACCATCCTCTTCTTATTTGAGCTTGTGTTAAACCACACCTCCTTCTTATTCTTTCTAAACGTCAACAGGTTGTTGTCGAAGAATAAATGAATCTTAGCCTGTAGCTTCAACATAGGATCTCCCAATACATTAAGAAACTCCTTAGGCTCTTTCCTTGCGAATACTAAAATGTCTCGCTTCAACTCAGCAGTTGATACCTTTGAGATGTCAGTGCCAAACAAAACTCGTGACACACTCTCAATCATATCAATGTCTAAATTACGAGCGGCAATCAACGCATCAACCTCTTCATTCAAGTTCTCAATATCCTTAGAAGCATCCTGCTCCTTGTCAACCTCTACGAACTTTCTTCCATTAAAAGGGTGGTAGTGTAAGAACTCTTGTAGTACAGGGTTAGTTCTGTCAACCCTAAGCATACCATCGATAAATATAACAGGCTCTAAAATTGCATTGCCGTCCTGCTCATCCTCAAATGGACTCTTTTGATTTCGTGCATAGCGTAAAGCACGGTTCATGTTTTTATCCTCATCGAAGTACATCAATGGGAATCTTCTTGTATTTCTTGTTGGCAGCGTGTATGATAAAGGTGCTGCATTCCTTGTCAACTTGTAGACCTTGTCTACGTTTTTTGTTACTGTTTTCATTTTATTAAATATTATTTGAATTAAAAAAAGGAGGGCATCAAAGACACCCTCCATTGTTATAGTCCTACTTACTCAGAGAATAAGAAGAAGTTGTTAGCACCTAAAGTACAAACAGCTCTTTCAGAAAGGAAGTGTACTTCCATTGCATCAAGGTCGCTGTTCATAGCTCCACCTGCAGAACCTGTAATCCAAGTCTTGTAACGTCTGTCCTCAGTCTCAGAAGCTCGGTAACGAACGTGTAAGAATGGACGCTTAGCGTTCTTTCCTAAGATTTGGTCATACACAGATGTTGAACCTGCAGGAACTAATAGACCGTTAACTTTACCTGACCCTGTAACGCCTGACATTCCACCACGCATAGTTGGGTCGTTCAAGTATTTCCAATCAGACTTGTAAAAGTCATAACCTCTACGGAATCCTGTGAATCCTAAGTTCAATGCCATCTCTTTGTCATTGTCGAACAATCCATAAGATGTTCCACCAGCTCCATAAGAGTTTTGAGCAGCTAACATATCGTCAATAGCGAAACCGAAGTCACGATCATTGAAGATAACGTTCTCCTCGATAGCACCTTGCTTATCAAGACGAGCGATAACTGTATCCCAATCACCTAAGTCTACTGGGTAACCACCACTCCAAACATTTCCTCTGTTCTCTACAGCGTGGAATACACCTTCAGATCCAACGAAACCAGCAGTAGTAGCTCCAGAACCAGCCTCAGCAGGTTTAGCCTCAATCATTGCAGTCTCAAGATAGTCATCGAAACGTAGACGAGTCTCATGCTCAGACTTCATATACCAAAGGTATCCTGAAGCTCCATTCTCAGTAGTCACTTCTACCCATCCAATCTGAGCCATGTCAGAACCAGAAACAGCATAAGTGTCTTTTAAGATGATAGGGTTGTTTTCCAAGAAGATGTCATCAGCCTCTAAAGAACCTTGCATTCCGTTAGTTCCTTTCTTGAACTCAGAACCATAGATGAATATAGTGTATACTGTCGCACCAGCAGCTCCATCAGCGGTTAAACCTGCCCCCTCATAGAAAGCAACATCAATTGTTCCAAGAGTCGTGTTGACAGCGGTAACAATTGCTTTATTAGCCCCAGTACCTGCATTATCGGAGATATGA